TCGCCGATCCGCGCGACGCCAATTATCAGCACGCGGCCGATGACATGATGGGGGCGCTGACTACGCGCTACGTTGCGATCTCGGGGCCGGGCGAGCCGATTGTCTCGATGCACCCGCTGGGTTGCGGCGGCCTCGGCACTATCGAATGCACCTATTACAACCAGGCGGAAAACAACAATCTAAACGGTTCGGGAAATTTTCAGTATTACTACGCCAACGGCAACGCGGGCGTCGATACCGCGAATTACTATGGGACGACGACGCATGAGGATTTCGGCTCGCTGAACCATACGCCGGGCGTGATGACGGTCGCGTCGATGGCGGCGGCGCAGGCGCACTTCGAAGCCACGTTGCATAGCGACTTCCCCAACGTGCAGATCATCAATGCGACGGTCGCGGGGCCGACTAATCTGCCGCAGGTCGCGGCGCTGCTGTCGAGCGGCGGCAACGGCACCATCGGCCAGTTCAACAGCGATATTTTCGCCAACGACGAGGCGACCTACCCGCACCAGCTCGTTTTCGAGATGTATGGCGGCGTGGGCTGTACGGCGACATCACGAGCGGGCAGTCCGGGGTGCTTCGACGGCGTGACCCCGCCGAACAATTTCCTACCGGCTTTCAACGCGGCCGTCGGCATAAATTTCCAGACCGCGATCAACATGAACACACAGGATTGCCGCAGCGGCAACGCGACTTGTTCTGCGGCGAGCACGCCGTGGCCGTGTTGCAGCGGCGCCGGGACGGGAACCTGCTCGACGCTCTGGACGCCGATCGCGACCAGCGGCGGCGACTGCAACGTGCCGACGATCATGCAGGCGCTCGCAGATGGCGTGGCCTATTACGAAGCTTATCCGCAGGACATAGCCGACACCGCGGCGCAGCCGTGGTTTCAGGCGTTTAGCAACTGGGCAAACGGCCGCGGGCAACCCGGCTTAGGAGACTAAAAGACATGACCTTTCAAGAAGCTCTGGAGCTTGTCCCAAAGGCCCGCGCAGCGGGTTGGCGCAATGTAACGGTCGGGCCGGAAGACCCGCATCTGCACAGAGATGGCGCAGGCCATCTTGTCTTGGCGAATCCGGCGCAAAAAACGACGCCGCGCGAGGACTGTTACGTGATTGGGATCAACCCCGCGACCAAGCAGCGCGAGCAGTTCGATTCGGCCAGCCTCGGGCCGAATATCCCGCCAGTCGGCGGCGGCGCTCCGCAACCAGGCGGTCCGTCCGATGGTCCGGGACCGCATATTCCACCCGTTGGCGGCCAGGCGCCGGCCTAACGTGAGCATCGATCTCACCGGACTTATCCGCAAAGACGAGACTGACGATCTCGCCAAGAAACTGCTCGGCCAGATCGATCTATCTGGCTGGGCGGTTTTGGTCGATCCGATGGCGAAGGAACTCGGACGCACGATGTCGGAGAGCGGCAAGGCGCTGCTCGCGCAGATCGGATTCGGCGCAGACGACGATGCGTTTCGGATCGTCGATCAGGCGGCCGTCGACTTCGCGCGTGATCGCGCGGCCGAGCTGGTCGGGATGCGGATATTAAACGATGGCTCAATCGTCGAGAATCCGGACGCGCTGTACGCCATCACCGAGGGGACGCGCTCGATGCTGCGCTCAATCGTGCGAGAAGCGCTCGAGAACGGCTGGTCGCCGGGCCAGCTGCGCGAAGCGATCGCGTCGAGCACGGCGTTTTCGCAGGCGAGATCGCTCAATATCGCTAGGACGGAAGTTGCGCGAGCGCATGGCATGGGCGGTTTCGAGGCCGCCACGGCGACGGGAATCGTAAGGACGAAAGAGGCTTTGTTAGGGTCGGAGCATAACGGCGACGATCCTGATGAATGTGACGACAACGCCAATGACGGCATAATCCCCATCGACCAGGCATTTAGCGGCTCTGGCGCGATGATGGCCGAGAGCGCTCACCCGAGTTGCGTCTGCACGACGCTCTATTATTCCGACGCTGAGAAATTGCTCGAAACAACGTAGCACCGCGCTCTGCTACAGTTTGAGTTAATCGGATCGTCCGAGGCCAGGAGTGCCAATAAGCGAAAGCACGGCGCGCAAAGAAGTAGAATCCGCAACCTGGAAGCTCCCATTATGGGCGCTGTACCAGCATTTTACGATGTGGCGCCGCCGCGCGACCGGCTCCCTGACCTTTCATTACAAGGACGGGACGCCTTCGCAGGTCGAAACGCGAGCGGTTCAGCGACAAGAGGATATTGTTTCTGGGTAATTCTCTGCTACTCTAAGCGAGAACCAGCCGGAGACTGCTCAAAAGCAAGCCCGAATCACCGCAAGGTGGCTCGGGCTTTTTTGCATTTCGGCGGAGAAACATGGCGGACGACTTCAAGTGCGACTTCTGTGATGGGCGAGTTATCCACAAGGATATTTCCCTTGAGGAGCACGTCTCTCATGCCGCGAGCCATCTCGGGCGCGCGCAGCGCCATCTCGGCACGGCGCAGGAGCATCACGCTGCGCTCGGCAACATGGCGGGCCTGACCAAAGCCGACGCCGCCGAGCACAACCCTCATACGCTGCACCATCTCTTCAAGGCCGGCGTGCATATCGGCCGCGCTGATGAGCAGCAGAAGATGGCGGTCCGACACCTTAACGCGCTCACCGGCAACTCGCAGTACGGCGAGAATCAGACCTACAAGGGCGCGGAGCGGGCGACGCACGAATCCGGGCAGCACCTCATGGGCGCCGAGGACAATCTCGACCAGCTCAACTATCACGCCGTTCCGGCGCCGGGCGAGACTGCGACCGATGCGCAGGCGCGGGTGAAGAACGCCGCGGCCTATCATCAGGCCGCAGGCGAGCATCTCGCGGGTGCGCTCCAGAAGCTCGACGAGGCCAAGGGCGGGCTCGACGCTTCGCTCAGTCCAGTCGAAGCGCAGCAAAAAGGCGATCCCGCGGGGATGCAGGAACCCGCGCAGAAGGCGCTCACCATCGCAGTCAGCAACGACGTGCCCGCCGAAAACCTGCTGGTCTATAAAGCCGCCAGCGGCGTCACGGCGTTTCGTCTTTTCGTGCCGATCCAGCAGATGGAAAAGGCCGAGATGGCGACCGACGTGAAGGATTCGAGCGGCGACGCCATCAAGGTGCCGGGCCTGATTGTGCGCGGCTGGGGCTCGGTCAGCGAGTACAAGGACTCCCAGGGCGACATCATCACCGGCGAGGCGCTGATCGACGCGGTCAAGGGCAAAGACAACCCGGACGCTTTCGCGAAGTGGGGCAATATCCGCGAAATGCACAAGGCGGAAGCCATCGGCAACGCGCCCATCGTGGATATTCGCGAGCACCCGATCACTAAATCGCCGGCGCTGTGGGTCGAGGCTTTCATTGTTGACGATCGCGCGATCAACAAATTTCTGACGAAAACCTACAAAGGTTTCTCGATCGGCGGTCAATGTCTCGAAGCCGAACCGTTGGCGGAGGCTGCTTAATGGGACGCAAAATCACGAAGCTCAAGATCACCGAGCTGTCCGGGGTTGACCGTCCGGCGAACAACCTGTCGCTGGTGGATTCTATGGAAATGGTGAAGCGGGCCGATGCTCCGGACGTGAACGCCGAAGACGTGAGCCTGCTCAAGCGGGCGCTGGTGCGGATCATCGGCCTCAAGGACGAGGATGCGCTGGCCGGTCTGCTCAAGGTGGCGGCGCGCGACGATGTCTCCGGTGCGGATAAGAAATCCGCGAAGGAGAAGTACGGCGACGTCAACTTCGCGGATGCCAAGAACAAGAAATATCCGCTCGATTCCGAGGAGCACGTCAGAGCAGCTTGGAGCTACATCAACATGCCCAAGAACGCCGGGAAGTATTCCGCGGCGGACCTGAAAACCATCAAGGGCAAGATCAAGGCGGCGGGCAAGAAGTACAAAATCGAGTTCGCGGACGACGCCAATAAGGCGGAACTGCCGGAGGACGTTCTCAAGGCCTTCGAAGCCGATCCGAGCGTGATGCTCTGTGATGCGGCGGAGGATATCGAGAAAGACCTCTACGCGGTCAGTATGCTCGCGCAGTTGGTCCAGCAGCTCCATTACGTCTATCTGGAAGCGGCTGCCGAGCAGGACCGCGAAGGCGACGAATCCAAGGTGCCCGCAATGTTAGAGGACTGCCGGAACCAGCTCGCGGCGGCCCTGACTGCCATGGCGCAAGAAGAAACCTCTGAGCTGACGGAGAAGGTTATGCAACTCACCGCCGACGCGGAACGCATCCTGAAAGACGTTGCGGCCGGAAAGTACAACATCGCCAAGAGCGCTCCGGCGGCGACCTCCGAAACCCCGGCTGTCACCCTCGAAACCGTCGAAACGCTGGTCAAGGTGCTCAATGAGCACGGCCAGAAATGCGCCCTGATCAAGGGCGCGAACGACGTCGAGCTCGAGGCGCTCGCGCAGGGCGCGCATGACGCGATGGCGGCTGCCGGCGCTCCGCCGCACACCGAGAGCGAAGGCGGCGACGACGTCAGCGAAGGCAAGGCCGACACGGCGATCGACCTCGTCAAGAGCGCCAGCGGCGTCGCCGAGGAAGATCGCGCGGTCATACTGACGCTGATGAAGCGCGGCGCCCGATTCTCGAAAAAGACGGGCGAGCAGCTCCAGAAGGCCCATGACCTGATCTCGAAGATCGGAGCCAAGTGCGACATGGGCAAGGCGGCCACCAGCGGCGACCTCAAGAAGATGCTCGAGGACGCGGTAAACTCGGCGATCTCCAAGGTCAGCGCGGCGAAAGACGCCCAGATCGATGAGTTGAAAAAGACGGTCGCCGACCTGTTGGCGCGGCCGCAGCCGCTGCCGAGCAATCCGAACGGCGGCACGCTGCAATTCAGCGTCGTCGACAAGGGCGGCGGAGCCAGCGCCTATGTGGCGCCGGGAACGTCGATGGTCAAGACGGAGCAGACCTTCACGGCGCCTAACGGCGCGCAGGTGACGAAGATCGTAAGCGACGCGACCGAGTTGCTGCCGGGGATCAAGAAGATTCACGAGGGCGGCGGCGCGTCGGGTATGGAAGGCCTGATGACGGGCAACGGGAACGGGCTGAGCTAAGCGCCGCAGCCTACATAAATCCGGAGACTCTGAAACTGAGCCCGGGAGCCGAAATGGCTTCCGGGCTTTTTTATTTTCGCGAGGAGTAAACACCCTATGGACTTTCTTCCTGGCCAGTCAGCTGGATTGAGCAGGGAGTCGATCGCTCAATTCACGAAGTATCTCGCGAACCCTGACATCCGTAAGGCGATTACTCTCGCGTCAGGCCCGCAGGCTTATGACTTGGAGCCCGAGGTTAAGAGCCTCTTTCCGGTCAATACGCCGCTGCGCAACATGATCCCGCGCTTCTTCTCGAAAGCGCGCGGCGACATTCAGACGCATTGGCAAGCGGTAACCAAGATCAACACCGGCTCGATGCCGCTGGTGGTCAATGAAGGGCGTCGCGCCGGCATAACGAACTCGACGTTCGTATCGCGCACGGCCAAATACGCCACGCTGGGCCTCGAGGACTCGGTCTCCGAGGAAGCGCGGTTGGCCGCGCAGGGCTACGACGACGTCGACGCCCGCACCGTCGCCAACCTGATCTGGGCGACCATGATCGGCGAGGAAATTCAGTACCTCGGCGGGAACAACTCGTATCCGCTGGGCACGACTGCAACGCCGACTCTGAGCTCGGTGGCGCCGGCGAGCGGACAGGCTAATTCTTCGCTGAACACGGGCACGACGGTGTACGTCAAGGTGGTCGGCCTGACCCTCGAAGGCTACCAGCGGGCGCTCAATAACGGCAGCACGCCGGTTCCCACCATCTCGCGCACGGTTGTCGGCTCCACGCTGGCGGCGGGTCCGACTGCGGAAACCCTGCCGGGCGGCGTCGCGCAAGTGAGCGCGGAGGCTTCGCAGGCGGTCGGCACCACCGGCAATTACATCAACGCCTCGTGGACCTATCAGGCGGGGGCGGTGGCTTTCGCCGTGTACGTCGGTAGCGCGACGGGCGCCGAGCTGCTCTATGGTCTGACGACCATCAATTCGATTCAGATTGGCTCCATCCCGACGGGCACCCAGGCGGCGTCCGCGCTGCCTGCGGCCGATAACTCGGCGTATAACAACGCTCCGGTCGGCATCGACGGGATTATCCCGACGGTAGTGCAGGCCGGCCTCGGCGGCGTCTCGACGGTGCTTCCCACCGGAGCCATCGGCACCGGTACGCTGATGACCGCGAGCGCGACCACCATCAGCCAGATCGATGCGATTTTGCTGTCGATGTGGAACGCCAACCAGATCGGCCCGGACACCTTCTGGATGAACGCCCAGGAGCTCGGCAACCTCGGCAATAAGCTGCTGGCGGCCGGCGCTGCGGCCCAGGTCCGGTACGCGATGGATATGCGCGGCGGAGCGGCCAGCACGCAGGCGCTAACGCTCGCGGCGGGCGTGACCATCGGATTCTATCTGAATAAGTTCGGCATCGGCGGCCCACAGCTGATCGACGTCAAGCTCCATCCGAACGTGCCTCCCGGCACGATCGTGATGACGACCAAGAAGCTGCCTTATCCGAACACCAACGTGCCCGACATCATGCGGGTGCGCGGGCAGCTGGACTACCACGAAATCGCGTGGGGTCCGTTCACCCGGTCGGCGGAGTACGGCGTCTACCTGCGAGGCACCTTGCAAATTTACGCGCCCTTCGCGATGGGTGTCCTCCAGAACGTCGGCAACGGCTAATCGCTAAACTGATCGTAGACGGAGACTGAGAAATCAAGCCCGTCGGCTCCCTTTATCGGGAACCGGCGGGCTTTTTCTTTTTTCGGAGGTTACAGATGGCACGTTTCGTTCACGCCCCGGGCGAGCATCGACTTACTCCTGGCGGCCCCGTGGTAGACATCCAGCCCCGCAAATTCGGCCACATGAGCATGAGCTTTCGCGGCGTCAGCTACGAGCTTAAGCAGGAAGGATCGCGAGTGATTCTCGACCTGCCGGATCGTCCGCCGCAGAGCGACGGCCGCGGGGGGCAATTGCATACGGAGCCGATCTCGCAAGCAGAGATGGATTCACTCGCGGCGCACGGCTTTGTTTACGAGGGCGTGCTGGCGGCCGGCACCGTCGAGCAGGCGGTCAAAGACGCGGCCGGAACCTCCGACTTGGCCGAAGTGCTCAAGCAGGAGAAGGCGATCCGCGAGAGCGCAGCGCCCGCGGCGGGCCCGGAAGCCTCGCCTGCGCAACCGACTCCGATGTCAGCTGCGGACGCGCCGGCCTCGCCGCCCAAGCGCAAAACCGAACTGCCGAAAGCGGATTAAGGCGGCGCGTTGAGCGCGAGTGGCATACACGCCTCAACAAATCGACCTCACGGATCTCGCGACTGTCGAGGAGATGCAGCAGCTTTCGTCGGGTAATGCCGACGAAGACTATCTGCAGCTCCTCATCACAGCCGCGAGCACTTCGATCCTTGAGGTGCTGGGCCGCCATATCGAGTACGTGCTGCCGCCGGACTGGACGGCTTCGAAGGCCTACTCCAACGGCCAGCTGATCGTTCCCAGCGGGGGCGCGAATCCCGGCGGCTATAGCTTTCGCTGCACCTCGGGCGGCGTATCGGCAAGCGTCGAGCCCACGAGCTTCCCGCAGACGGTCGGAAACACTCTGAACGACGGCAGCCTCATCTGGGCGAACGTCGGACAGGGCGTCAATACCAGCGAAGTGCTCAATGGTCTCGGCAACAACCGGCTTGGCATCTTGGGCTTTCCGGTCAATTCGGTCGGATCAGTCGAGATTTACGGAGTCTTCCAAACGCTCGCGCCGAGCGATTCCACTGACGGGGTAGTGGCCGAGATCTACGGCACGCGGCAGCGCGGGATGCTTTATTTTCGCGGGATCGCGACGTGGCCGTTTTCGGGCGCGACGAATTTCGTTCGGGGTCCGCAGAACATCCGCGTCAACTACTCGAAGGGCTGGTGGACGCCGGGCCAAGCGGTAACGCTGCTGAGCGGAACCCCGAGTAGCCCGGCTGGGCCGCCGAGCGGCGTGACCGCGCTGCCGATCGATTTGAAGAACGCCGCGACCGAATTGGCGATCTTGAAGTACCGGCAGCGGAATCGGCTGGGCGATAGTTCGGTGGGCGAAGGGCCGCAACGCGTGACCTACTTTATGAAGGAAATGACCGACAGCGTCGCCAACGTCCTCAATCGCTACAGCGATAAGAGTCCATGGTAAGAGCGTCCGCCTCGACGCTGCGAGGATAACCTAGATGGACGCTCAACTTTTCGGCGATCGTGAAATGGTGGTGCGACTGCGGGCCTTTGGACCTGCGGTAGTCGAGCAGCTCACGCCGACGGTGCGCGGGCTGCAACTGCTTTTGCAGAACGCCATCAAGCGGCTGCTCTCCGGCGACATCTTGCGCAACCGCACCGGCAACCTGCGCGAAAGTTTTGTGCCAGGTGAAATCGAAGTCACCGAGTCGAAAGTCTCGGGTGTGGTCGGCAGCAACCTGGTTTATGCGCGGATTCAGGACGCCGGCGGCCAGATCGTGCCGAAGAACGCGCAGAATCTGACGATCCCGATGCAGGCGGTGCTCACGGCCAATGGTGTAGCGCGCTACTCGGCGCGTGAGGTGATTTCTAATCCGGCGATCGGCGGCTTCACTGGCACCTTCTTCGCCAAAGGTATGCTGTTTGGCAAGGGCGCGGGCGGTATCACGCCGCTGTTCAAGCTCAAGAAATCGGTGACGATTCCGCCCCATCAATTCATGGCGCGGGCGTTATCGGAAGTTGAGCCAGCCGCACAAGAACAGATGAACGCGGCGCTCGAGACGGCGGCCAAGAAAATTCAAGGAGCGTAATGCTCAACGAAATCATCAAGCGAGTCTGGATCGGCAACACTCAGGATGCGCAGCTATGGCCGCGCGACGATGAACACTTCATCGTCTGCGCACTCGAGAAATTACCGATCGACGAACCGCCTGGAGCGCTCTGGGTGAGGCTCGGGGAGCCGCCGCGGCAGGCGAACCTGCGCGCCGCGGCGGGCGTCGTCAATGCGGCTTATCTGCAAGGCAAGCATGTCTTGATTCACGACGAATCCGGCGACCAGCGCTCAGCGGCCGTGGTCGCGATGTTTTTCAAGATGTTCGGGAATGTATCTGCGGCCGACGCCATCGCGCATATCGCGGCGAAGCGCCCGACCGCTGTAGTCGATCCGAGCTTGCTGGAATAAGTGGCGACGCGCGAGCAAATCTACGCCGCCTTCTTCGCGCTGCTGGAAGGACTCAACCCGACGACGGCGACGCCGGCCGGCAACGGCACGCTGGCGGTCCCGGCGACGCGCATCTTCCGGCAATTCTCGCAAGTCCCGATTCAGCCGTGGCTCGGTATGCTCGAGGACGAGGAAGACGTCTCCTACCCGCTGATGAGCGGTCCCAGCAAGCGGCTGATGAGCGCATCGGTGATTCTTTACGCGAAGCACACGGATCATACGGTTGCGGGCGGGACGGTGTTAAACAACCTCACCGACGCGGTCGAGAACATCGTGCGGCCGGATACGGCGGTCAAGAAAGAGCAGACGCTCGGCGGGCTGGTGACGTGGGTGCGGTTCAAAGGCGCGACCAAGCTGTACGTCGGCGACCTGCTGCAGCAATCGATTGTAACGATGACCTTTGAAATCCTGGCGACTGTATAGGATAACGCAGCATTTCGGGTTACACTCACGCTAACTGTTAGACTAAGAAACTAGGAACACATCCGGAGACCGAGAAATCAGGCCCGGGAGGCGAAAGCCTTCCGGGTTTTTTATTTTTCCGCCGGAGCTTAAAAAATGGCCCTATCCGATCAATCAGAGTTTGTGTTTGGCCCCGGCAGCGCGTGGGCCGTCCTCAACACGTTCATGGACGGCACCGCGCCGGCGGTGCTGCAGCCGCGCAAATTTGACGTGATGCAGGAGTTCACCGTGAATTTCGGCGGCACCATTAAGCGGCTGATGGGCCAGAACATCTTCCCGCGCGCGATCGGCGTCGCCGAGGGCAAGGTCGAATGCAAGATCAAGCTCGCGCGGTTTGACTCCGGCATCTGGCAGCTACGCTTCGCAGAGCCTGCGGGAACGACTACCGGCCAGAAGATGATGGCCGATGACCTGAACGAAAACATCCCGGCGAGCACGCCCTTCACTGTCACGCCGGTCGTGCCCAACGCGGGCACCTGGGCGACTGACTGGGGCGTGCGCTATGGCGACACTGGTCTGCCATTGACGGCGGTGGCCTCGGCGCCGGCGACTGGCCAATACAGCGTTGCGGCGGGCGTCTATACTTTCGCAACTGCGGATGCGAGCCGGCCGGTTGTGATCAGCTTTGAGTACACCGTAACCACGGGTGTGACGCTGACGCTCCTGAGCCATGTGCAGGGCTCCGTGGCGCTCAGCTCGATTCGTTATCAGGGCGAGTACGGCGGCCGCAACGTCGGCGTCTATCTGCCCAACGTGGTCGGCGCGACTCTCAACGTGCCGACCAAGCAAGGCGACTTCGGCGTGCCCGAGATGGATTTCGAGGCGTTCGCCGACGCCAGCAATAAAGTCGCCTATCTCTACCTGGCGTCGTAAGCACGAGGAGCGGGAGCGTGAGCGAAAAGCACGATTCAATCTATACCGGCAAGATCAGCCCCCGGCTCGACCGGGGGCGCGACGTCGAGGTGCGCGGCTACAAATTCCACGTACCGGAGCTAATGCTCGGCGAACGCGAAGAACTCGAAGACGTTTTCGAGCAGATCGAGCGCGCCAGCAAGCTCTCGAAGCGCCTGCAGGAAGCGATGCGCTTCAAGACCAACCTCACCGAGGAGCAGGTCGATAAGCTGCGCGCCGATTTCAAGCAGGCCGATCGCGCCAGCACCCAAGGGATGATTAACGTGGTGCTCACGGCGCTCCAGCGCAACTATCCCGACATCGACGCGGCTTTTATCAAGCGTCATTTCAGCGCGTCAGCGCTGGGCCTTGCTTACACGGCGGCGGTGGTGCCGAATTTCCAGGGGTCGGAGAATAGCGCGGGGGAAGCCGAGGCGGCCGCGACGGCCGCATTAAATGGCACCGCATCTATGGCCTCCTGACCACGGCCAAGGGCTGGACCCTCGATTATTGCCGCTGGCGGCTGACGCTCTCCGACTACAACATGCTGGTCGAGGAGATGAACGAGAATCCGCCAATCCATCTCATTGTGGCGGCGGCGCTCGGCAAGAAAGAGCAACCGCAGCGCCTCACCTGGGAGAACGAGAGCTTTGACTCCATGCTCGCCCGCTGGGGCGGCCAAGCCGGCGCGGGGATGAGGTAGCATCATGGCCTTTTCGCTCGAAGCCGTAATCACGGCGCAATACGAGAGCTTCGTCTCCGGCATGAGCGCGGCGTCCGAAGCCGCGACTACCGCCATGCAGCGCGTGCGCGAGGCGTTCAGCGGCGGCGCCGCGTCTACACGCTCCAGCATGTCGGAGATGGCCAACTCCGCCAAGGAGCAAGGCGCTCAGTTCAAAGAGCAATTCGCCAGTATGCGCGAATCGGTGAGGCACTTCCTTGAGGTGGTCGGCCTGATTGAAGGCGTCCACCTGTTTAAGGAGCAAATCGCTGAAACGCTGGAAGCCGGCGAGCGGCTCAAGAATATGTCGACCGAGCTCGGCGTTTCGACCGGGCATTTACAGGAATTGCAATTCGCTGCGGCCGCGACCGGCGTCGATTTCGGGCGTCTTACGCAATTCGTCTCCCAGATGACGCGCGCCCTGGTGACGATGTCGTCCGGCAGCTCGCGCAATTACACGAGCGTACTGCAGGCGACTGGGCTCAAGGCGAGCGATCTGGCCGATTCGTACACCGGCCTGCTCAAGATCTCGGAAGCGATCCAACGGCTCGGCGAAAACAGCGTACAGGCGCGCGCGCTGTTGACCACGTTCGGCGGCCGCGGCGGCGTCGAGCTGGCGCCGGCGCTGGCGCAATTTCAGGAATTGGCGCAGGAAGCGCAGCGCATGGGCCTTGTTCTCGACGACAGCGTGATTAAGACGCTCGACGAGGCCAACGAGAAATTTAACGTCCTCGGCTTTGTTATCAACGTCGATAAGGAGCGAATCGCGGCGTCGCTGGCGCCGACGCTGGAGACGATCTCGGCGCTGCTGACCAAAGTCGCCGAGTACGTCAACGAAATGGCTCAGACCGGGGCGCTCCAGCAGTGGGCGCTCAAGGTAGCCAACGGCATGATCGACGCCGCCGAGCGCGTCCAGGGCTTTATCGAGGAGCTCCAAAAGCTTGGTAGTTACGTCGGCGTACTAGTCGAGGGGCTCGGGCTGATCGGCACGGCGCTCGATGGCGTGGCGGCGGGAATCGCAGTGCTGCAAGGCGACCGCGCTGCCGCTGGCATCCTGCTCGCGCAGGCTGAGGGATACGACAAAGCCGGGGCGGCGGCGGACAGCTACCGTTCGAGCCTCGAAGCGGTCCGCAGGCAGATCAACGATACTTTCGGCGGCCTGCAAACCTCGATCGTCGGCGGCGACGAAAATCAGAGCAACGCCAATCCCTTCGGGAACGCCAACGCTGCGGCTGCCGCGAAAAAAGCGGCCGCGGCGGCGCATACTGCGGCGGAGAAACAGCTAACCGACTTCGCCGAGGAGCAGGCGCTCGAAGTCCAGATCGCGAACGGCACGGCGCAGGCGAAAATCGCGGCCGCGCACCAGGTCTACGGCGAAGCGGTCCGGCTGTTCGGCTCGCAGTCCAAGGAAGCGGAGCGCGCGGCGGTCGCGGAGATGTCGGCGCGGCGCGAGTACATCTCGCAGCTGCAATCGCAGGACGCGGGACAGATCAAGGACATGGCCGGCAATCAGGTCGCGATCCTCAACGTGCAGAAGGCGGGCGAGGCGCAGCTACTCGCCGCGCACCAGATCACGAAGGAGCAGGAACTCGCGTACGACGAGGCCATCCTGACGCGCCAGCAGTCCATTCAGGACGCGGCCTTCGACAAGATCATGACGCTCTATTCGAAGGATAGCCAGCAATACGAGCGCGCCCAGCAGGAGAAAATCCGCGCGGATATCCAATTTCAGCAGCAGCACGTCCAGCTCGGCACGCAGATGGTCGAGCAGAACGCAAAGACCGCGCAGGAGGCGGCGAAGGCGTGGCAGGATGCGTTCGGCCAGATCGAGGATTACGCTTCCAAGACCTTCGATATCATGATGAGCGGCGCGCAGGACACGACGAAACAATTTCTGCAGATGGCGCAGTCGATCGTCGAGAGTCTTGCGAAATTTGCCCTGACTTCGATTATCAGCGGCGGCGCACAGGGCACCGTCGGCGGGCGTTTGTTCGGCGGCGGTCTGCTCGGACTTGCGGGGATCGGCGGGCAGGGGCAGCCCGGCGGGAACTCGTTCGGCGCGATCGGCCAGGCGATCGCGAGCGCGATACGCGGGAGTCTGGCGCAAGGCGCGGTGGGCGCTGTTACCGGGCAAGTGGGCCAGTCCGGACAAATTCAGAACTTGATAGCCGCCGTCGAGCGCATGGTGATCGGTCAGCAAACCTCGACGAGTCTCCTACATTTTCTTTCGAGCACGACCGTCGCGGCCAGTGCGCGTTCGCTCGCGGTCCAGGTGGCGCACTACGCTGCTTTCGTCGGCCACGCTGCGTTCTCGATCGGGGCGTGGGCTATCCAGAACGCAGCGGCGATAATCCACACGACGCTGCTGGGCATAATCGCGGCGGCTACGGCATTGAAAGCGACGCCGATAATTGGCGGGTTTCTCGCTGACGGCGGTATCGTCCCATCGGCTGCGGGCGGTA